ATTTTCAGTTTATTACTTTATAATTTAATACCCCTATCCCTGTGTGCTTCTCTTCCTGACTTTTTATTATGACATCTTGCAGTCATTGATTGTAGATTTGATAGTAATAATGGTTCTCCGTATTTACCATTCTGTGTATCGTAAGGATCAATAGGATTGATAGGAATAATATGATCCACTGTATTGGCCTGTAGTATTCTATTTCTGCGTTTACAATCTTCACATTCACAAAATGGATTTAATTTAAGCTTTACCTCTCTTATTCTTTTCCATGCTTTCGAGTTATAGAACCATGTTGGTGTTATCTTTCTTCCTTGTCCTTGTTCTTTATTATAATCTCTCTTTGGTAGTTCCCAGGGTTTTCTTTTTTTTATATAAAGCTTAGACATATTCAATTCAAATATAGATGTTCTTCAAACATATAGTTAAATACTAAATCTTCTTGAGCTGTCATTATTCTTTTTGGCAACCCATCTTTAGAAAGTTGAAATACATATTGCTCATAACAGAGATGAATATCTTCATCAGTTCCGAATAAGCAAAACAATATGGGATTTGTACCTTTCATTATTATTAAAAAAGCCTATCACGAAAATAGGAAGGATCGCAATAGGCTAAACTTAAACATCTCATGAATCTTAATACTAAACCCTATTGCGAATATACAAAATATATCAAATATTACAAATAATTATTCTCAACATCATCAAACATATTTTCAAATTCTCTTCTTTTGAAGATAGAAAGACCAATAAAATAGAATATTAGAGCTATCGACTGAAATAATATTTTAATATGTTTAAATAGCTTTTTCATTTGATACAAGATTTTATTATTATTTCTGCAAGTTTATCTAAAGAATAATCTGATTGATGGTATTTTTCAACATTACCATAATGCATTCTTATCGCAAATAAGAATAAACATTTAGCGCCTTCTTTATCAATACCTAATTCGGCACATCGTTTCTTATAATCATACCAATAACCTTTCATTGGCTTTATGTGTTATTAATTTCTCTTTCGATTCTTTTTTCTTGAATATTATAAGACAAACAATAATGATAAACTAGCCTATTGTTATACAAAATCTACCGAAGTAGTTAAGGAATTTTTTCATCTTGAATGCTTTTTTAACTTTTTCAATAATCGTTTATTTGGAATAGCTTTAACCATGAATTTAATCTTATTTATGTACTTTGCGGCCAATTCTTTTTCTTCCTCCACATCAACATCCTGTTCGATCAAACACTGTTTAGCATATTCTACATCTTCCTGTAGCATTTTTAATTCAACACTATCCAACCTTTGAAGAATCGTTTTGTCGTCATTATTAGTATCCATATTTCGCCAGTTTTTGTTGTATCACAATTTCTATTTTGATTTATATTTCTCTCCACGCGAGACTTTTAGTAATGTATTCCCGGTTTGAATGAAGAAGTAGTATCTTTTTCTTCAAATAAAGGTATATAAACTTTCTCAATCCACCATAGAAAATCCTCATCAAAGGCTATTTGTCGCCATTCAAATACTGAATGAGTTGCATAGAACCATTTCTCATATTCTTTCCATAGATAGAGAAATTCTTTTGCGTGTTCGTAATTACAATCATACCATAATTCATCATCGAATTGAACGTAATAAGGAGGAGATTCTGCCGGTTCTTTCCAGTTAGTTGTTTTCAGATCATAAGCTATTGTCCGGCAACTTACACACCATGTTACGAGTAAAAACAACACAATAAATAAGATGATAGATAGCCAAGTGCTTTTTTGTATTTTCATGATCTTAGATTATTTATAAGCCAATTAAGTTTAATACTTAAAAAGTCAAAACAAATAGCTAATAACAAAAATATTTTTGCTATTGGATAAAACAATATGTATATTATTATTTTCATTTTTTCACGATTTTATATATGTATGAACCATTTAACATAAATTAATTTTATTAATCAGGCATTTTGACTTTATCAGGATTTTCTTTTTGCCACTTTTGAAAATCTTCATGGATTTTATAAATTTCAGTCAACTGTTCAGTTGATATATCAGAGAAATAAGCAGCTAAACAATACATATTTATTGCAACAATTGATAATTTGTCTTGTGCGCGAACTACAAAAACAGGTTCATTCCTGCTCAATGCTTTTTCTAAAATGTTTCTTGGATCTTTCATAATTTTTTTAGTTTATTGTAAAGTCCTTTATAGGTATTTCTGCTTTTTATAGCTGAAATTAATTCTTCTCTTAATTCAGAACATCTTCTTTTATACCAATCAAGATCAGATTGGAGTTTTTTGTAGTTAGTAGCCATTATTTCAGTAGCATCCGCAATCCTCTGTAATGAACCACAATTTATATTTTCAATTGTATTTTCATTAGATGCAAATAACCTTTTACTTTTATTTCTTAATGTTTCCATAATTATTTTAGAATATATTTAATTGTTGTTTATGTATTTCAAGTCTTTTACAAGCTGCTTCGTAATATTCTTTATCAATTTCATAGCCTGTTAAATCAAATCCCATATCCCAACAAGCAATAGCAATTGAGCCGGAACCTAAATGAGTATCGAGTATCTTATCTCCTTCTTTGGTGTAGTTTTTTAGTATCCAAATATAAAGTTCTACTGGTTTTTGTGTCGGGTGGATATCCATAGAACCAGAAAAAGGTTTATTATATTTTATCTCGCTATTTTTCCCAATTTTTTTGCCACGCTTAAATCCAGAATGAATAAGTGACACAATTTTCATTGGTTTATTAAACGAAGTCCATGCCATTTCACCACTCGAATAAGTTTCTAATGATTCAACTTTATCCCATATAATCCAACATGAAGAATCAAATGGAATTTTACTTATAAAATGGTTAGCTCCCCATATAATTTGGTTCTTACTTACTCGTAAAAGTTCAATAAAATATGCTTTATTCAGTGATTTATTATCCCATTTTTTGTTTTTGTAATCAGTTCGTTTTATAAATGAATTTTTTCTAGATTTATTTTTACCAATAGTTAATTTGTTATTTGCTCTACCAATTCCATAAGGCGGGTCTACAATAGCCAAATCAAATTGATTGTCTTTCATTTTAAGCATTGCCGGTAAACAATCTTCATTGTATAATTTTATTTCAGGTTTTCTCATAGTAATTTTCCCCATTGATCTGCCATTGCTTTTGCTATTCCTGGAAATGTTTTACTTCTTATGTGTCCTCCGTCTGAATCTCGGCGAAGCAGAGCATACCATTTCTGCATTCTCTTACCGCTCGCAAATTCAATAAACTCCCCTTTATCTACATGGGTAATCTCTTTATTAAATAAGTCTGGCTCTGAAGCATGAAACAGAGGGGGCAGATTATGAAGCCAAAGGCATGTTGTTTTTTGTGCTTCATTCCCGAAATAATAAGGTTGTATTATCTGATCTGGTTTCCTGTATATTTTACTCATTATCCCCACGGGGTTTTCTATCATCCACTTCGGAATATTTGTTTTAGCAAATGACATAAAAAAATCAATCCCCTGTTGTTGTCGTCCATCTTTACGCTTCTCCTCAAACCAAGCAGCACCCGATACAGCTAAATGAGTACACGGGGGAAATGCAAGCATCATATCCCAACCTTTATTTAATTGCTCAAGGACATCACCTTGTATGTGCCATTCGGGGTGACCTCCGGAACATGGCAAAATATCACAACTATATGCCTCGTGTCCACGTTCTCGGAACGCTTTACATACTGCTTGGCTTTCCTCACATGCTATTAATACCTTTGCCATTATAGTAATTTATGATTTAATTTAATCGCTATTTCTTCCCATTTGTACATAGGCATTGATTCGTTATGAAGTAATGGAGCTTTTTTAATTGTTTTCAAATACTTATTCATACCGATTTTGCAAACTATTATCAGACCGGCATAATCACATCCAGGGATTTCTTTTTGAGCGATTTCTTCGGACAGAACATAATAAAAATAATTCGGTATTGCTGTGATGTCTCTTTGTTCTGACAATGCTTTGTGTTTATCGGCTTTTTTAAAATCTTGTAAGTAATCGAACCGGCTGCATTTGATTTCAAACTCAGTTATAAAATTTCCGTTATTGTTTTTATCTATCGCCAGTAAATCAGATTCCCAAGTAAAGAAATAAATGTTTGGGATCATTATTTTGTAATAATATCGAAATTTCTCTCTGATTATTATTTTCTGTATGTCTTTTTCTGAGGTCATATCGGATAATTTTGAATATTTAAACCTAAAGAATTTCTTTTATCAAAGAATGGAATGTTTGCTTCTTTGCATTGATCGTATAAATTTCTTATCCATTCTATTTTCATTGGGCGCGCTTTGGGTCCGGTTTCGGGGCCAGATATTATCCAATCAATTTTAGGGTTTAATATTTGTGGTTGAATATTATAAGTTTCTCCTTCGTCTAAAAACCTCGGAGGCTGATAATTTTCATTGAATTCCCAGAAATATTTATATAAATCAATATCAGATAATAAAGGCTCACAACTTACAAATCTAACTGTTGCTGGTATCTGAAGTAAAATAGGAATTCTTTCATCTGCTGTTTTTTGATTTTCGGCTGTCACTCCTATCCAATTATGATCATAAAAATGAAATGGAAATCCTTGCCATTTACTTTTCCATTCAACATATTCAAGTATTCGATTAGGTCTTTTTGTTAAAATTTGATATTCATGTTGTCCGGCCTTTAATGTCATTTCAATAACCTGATCTATCCATTCAAAAGGAACTGATTCATGAAATAAATCATTCCAAATTGCATAAGCAGTTGGTTTTTTTCTATGAAGTGGCCTTTCAAGTCTTTCAGGATGAAATACTATTCCAGTTTCTTTTCTGAATCGTTTTTCCATAGACATACTCCAACAATTTAAGCATGCCTCAGAAACAGGTGTACAGCCTTCGACTAATTTCCAGCCTTGATCCCACCATTGACCTTGATTTGTTTTATCAAACATTTTATTGAGTTTTAAATTTTGATCGAAAAATTGAGTTCAGTTTAATAAAAAGATGAATATTATCATTGATTAAAGCTCCATTCATGGCAATTTCAAGATCGTTTTTACTATTAAGAATTGCTTTTGCTATTTTTTCTTTGGTTTTTCCCATGATTTTTAGATTAAACCTTTCGATTTGTAATAATTATAAGCTTCCAAAGCTGCTTTATCCTGCGGATCAGGAATTACATGGCCTTCCTGTCTGGCATCAATGACAACTTTATCAATAAAATGTGAAGCTTGTTCTATACTAAACTGGCTTAATGAAATTCTGATTTTCTTTTCTTCATCCAGGATTGTTATTTCTTTGTAAATAGGGAACCTATCAAGATAATATTCGTAAATATCCTGGGGTTCATTCCCAGTATCATCAGCAACAATTGTAAAAACAAGCCAGATATACCGAAGTTGATTCATGGTTTTAGATTCCGGGATATGCTCAATTTTTATCCATTTCTTTTTAGCAAACATTTTATCAATGAATATTATTGCTTGCTCTCTTTGTGATGGTTTATAAATCATTTTAAAATCTTACTTTTATAAATTTTCAATTCAAAATTATATGGGAATATATAAGCTAACTGATTAACTGAATGATATAAAATAGCTAAATTATTTAATATTATATCAATATTGATTTTTCTGCAACTCCTTATATCCAATTCATTGTATTTTATTTTGAATAATAACAATTCTATTTTCTCCATGATTCGCCTTTTAATTCAATAAAATTAAACATTTCAATAAATCTATCGAGTAATTTATCGGGGTAAATTTTACTAAGTTCTTTTTGATTTAAATTACTCGTGCAGTGTGTTAATTTATTGTTATCAGTAAAAACTTCATAACGAGCCATTAACATTGATTCGTATTCATCCCTGAAAACAGTTCCATAATTTTTAACATCATAATCTTTTTCTATTCCGAATTCATTGATTAATAAATTAATTGGATTTCTATATTTTCCCCGATCATCAGTTTTAATATTGAATCCAAATAAATCAAGATTTTTTTCAAGTTTGAAATGGTTAAGGATCCTTTCGACTGAAGAAACAAGGAAAGCATTTGGATGAAATGCGTATAATTCAGATAAATATTTTCTGAGAATCAATAACACAGTCGATTTCCCGATCCCTGGTTCACCATAAATATACAATCCTTTGTTAATATCGTATTTACAATCTCTTTGACCGTTGAAATATTTTAACAATTCCGGTAATAATTCTTTTAGTTCTTTTGTATACACATAATCTTTCCCTGCAATTTTGGCATAGATTTTTTTATGTTCAATCAAATCAAACATTTTATTAGTTGACATTTTTTGCCCTTTGTTCAAATGTTCTTTGTGTATGACTTCTTTGATTGGTTTCATTTGAATAATTTAAATATTTTTGTAATTTATCCGTTCTTGTAATAAATTCAGGTGTTAAATATTTTGGATTTTCAATATGAAATTTATCATTTTTACAATTTTCGATTGCTTGATATATTTCTTTAATAGTAAAACCTTCTTTTATCCTTGCATTTAATTGCCTTTTTGTTTTATCATCAATTATTCGAATTTTTTTATCAGTTATTTCATTAAATCGTTTTAGAAAATCACTATATATATTTTTTACTTTACTTTCCTTTACTTTACTTTGTGGAGTTTCCGGCAACGTTTGGGGTGTTTTTGATTCGGAAACCTTAGTTTCCGTAACATTAATCCCGTTTTCGATTCGTAAACTATTCAAATCCTTAGTTCTTTTACCGAAAACACTTTCTGATCTCTTATCTAATTGAGGGCAAAAAACATATCCATTTACCTGTTTTAATAACTTAATATGGAATAAGTATTCGGAAACCTGGGTTAATTCGTCGGAAACTATGTTTAAATCTCCGGAAACTAATTCTATTTCTGTTTCATCCCATTTCAAAATTAGTAAATCAGCCTCGCAAAGAATCTCCAATAACATATTATAAATAGCATAACCTTTATGCTCAAACTTAGCTCTCAATGCTTTTATTTTTCTATCATTCCGCATTGAATTGTCATGAGGAAAATAATCTAAATTGTTTTTTTGTGGCCTTGCCATCTTACAAATAATTTGTAATTGGTTAATAAAAAAAATCAAACCTTATTTCTAAAGAATGATTTATTAAACATTTTTTTCTGTTCTACTGTGCCAGCATTAACTCTATTGTAAACAGTTTTTTCCGATCTTATTTGTTCAATAAGCATAAACTGATCAATCGAATAATACTTCTTATCTTCTATTGTAATTACAGACATCAAGTAAATTTTAATCCTTAAAAACCCGGATTCCCACCGGTTCCATGATTCTCTCATGTAGAGCCAGGTTTTAGCCTGGGTTAAAAATTATTATTCTTCGTGATCCTCTTTCTTTTTAATATAAGCCGTAGATTTAATTTTCCGGCTCTCGGATTTTTATGAGGTTTATCACTATACCCTTGCACGGGCTCGTTAACTCTTTCATAATGTGTGCAACCATCACTTATAAGCTTAACGATTTTTTTGTTTTTATTTTCAAAGAATAATAATCAAATATAGTTAAAATTTTAGATTTTTGGGTTATTTGCAAACTTTTTTTTTAATTTCTAAAATCATCAAAATGAATCCTTTTATTCATGCGGTTTATAGAGGGTTAAAAATAAAAATTTTCAGAGTTTAAATTCCTTTATTACACTTTTCAATTTTTTGTTTGAAGAAAAAAGTTTAAAATTCAAAGTTCAACTTTTTAAGTTTTTATAAAATGAAAAAAGTGTGAAGTTCAAAGTTTAACTTTTAACTTTCTTAAAAATAATTTCACTCCCCAAATTTAAAACTCAACTTTTAACTTTTTTTCAAACTGAAAAAAGTCTGGAGTTCGAAACTCAACTTTTCAATTTTTTTCAAAATAAAAATCTTTCACCTTTCAAAGTTTGAATCTCTAAAAGTTTTCAAAAATAAAAAAGTTCAAAGTTCAAAGCTTAACTTTTCAATTTTTTGTAAATTGAAAAAAGTTCAAAGTTCGCAGCTGCAATCTCTAATTTTTAATAAATGCAATTTTTGAAACCCGCATGAATAGGGCGTTGTAGGAGGTTGAATTTCAAAAAAATGGGAGAAAATGAGATTTTTGCTCAAATTTAAAAGTTTTTAAAAAAAATAGTGATTTTTTATTAAAAGCAAATAGTGATTATGAATTGTTAATCATATCATCATAATCTTTATATCCTTGATTTTGTGCATCTAAATCTTCGGCATGACCATAATATTGTTCGGGTTTATAATCTCTACACCCTAGACAAAAACCGCTACAAGTACAAGCATAAATACATCCCATAATTATTTTATTTTAAATTAATTTAATAGTGATTATAAAATATTTCAGTTGAATTTTTACAAATCTGAGTTGTTTGCAGTAAGAAAACCACCAACGAAAGTAATTAGCTTTTTTGATTTTGATGTTCATTTGAATAAATTTTAAGCATATTCCCATTCAAACCCTCCGGCCTTTCCTCTTTCTCCCTTCAATACCTTTGAAATATTTTCTCTTTGAATACCAGTTTTTATAGCTGCGTTATTGATTGAAACAAAATAACCTACGATTCTCCCTTTCTTTAACATCTCAATTGGTTTTGATGTTTTACATTTTCCTGGTATATATTTTCTCTTAGATTTATTCCCAGGTTTAAACATTGTTTTTTGTAATTTATTTCTCCATTCTTTAGGTAATTTTATTCCCTTATTATTCGCAATTCCCCCATCCTTACAACCCTCTAAGAATTGCGAATAATGAACCGTGAATATATCCCTCCCACAACCGAAACTTATCTTTCCATAGCAATCCCATCGCGTAGGAACAGACGAATAACTATGAATACAGGTAAGTTTCATTGGCTATGAAGAGGATAAAATTTCCATAGCCATTCTGAAACCAGCCTTAAAGTCTCTAATAGTATTAGAAACGTCAGGTGCAAATTCAGGAAGATTATATTCTTCTCCATGTATTTCTTTAGCATAAGATTCTGCGCATGCTCGTACATAATCCATAATAAATTTTATTTTAGATTAATAATAAAGTAAATTTCCACACCCAATGAAACCTTCCCATATTCACGGTTCATTAAAAGGAATATGTCCTTTTAAAAACTTCCCAGTTATTGGATTAATACCTTTTACTTCTTGAATTGAAGGTATATGAAGTTCACAATTAAAAGCATCAGATGTAATATTATTGTTCATTTTTCAACAGCTTATTAACATAATAATTAACAGGAATATTAAGAATCCTGTCCAGGCAATTTTATATATGTTTTTTTCTTTCATGATTCTTTGAATATTTGCGTGATTTTGCCTTTGATTTCTCGTTTTTGAATGCTCAGTAAATCATTTAAGCACCTTCTCAGCTCTTGCTTATTTTCGCCTCCGAATTTATCAGTTATTAACAACTTCATTGAGGCAATTGTTTCTTTATAATAGCAATTACGCATATTTATAAATTATTAAGGAAATGTCTGAATTTTCTTTCGGCATTTTTCATATTTAATGCTTGTCGATATAAGCATTTCGGATCATAATTCACTCTCATTTTATATCGTTCTTTTCCCTCGGTATCTATCATGACCTGGCGAATAATTTCAACTTCTTTTATATCCCCGGTTTCAATATTCAGCGAAAAAAGTTTAAGTCCCTTTTTATATTTCATCCTGCCAAATAATTTGTATTCATGTTTCACCTGGCGGACGATTTGAGGCCGATCAATTTCCCTGAGAACGGGATCTATATTGAGTGAATCTTTCATGATTTCTGATAATAACCTATTCCTGTATGTATTCTTGGATTTTCAAATATTCCTGTAAGTAATTCAACATTTACGTTTTTTCTATATAATTGTCCTCTTCCATTTTTAGGATGATCAAGATAAGTCGTAACACTCATTTTTGTAATGTAAATATTTATTCTACAATCGAATCTATTGATTTTTTTATGGTAATACATCATACCAATGTTATCCTGGTATTCGATTAAAAGCCATCCATAATCTGTTGCAATACGATCTATGAATTCAATCCTGTCAGGAATAGAATCCGGATAGCCTATACGTTTTTTACATTTTATTTCTGTCATTCTGTAGCTTTTTTGATTGCTTCTTTTGCTTCTCTTATCATTGAGCTTTCATATTCTAATTTCTGATTGTCAGTAAATTTGATAAATCTTTGTAATGCCTTTAACAATTCAGGTGCAGCAGCTATAAGTTTTGCGTTAGCTTTTGTCTCTCCTTTTCTAATTGATAATTGGCAGATAGTTTGAGTTGATGAACCAAAATCAGTTAATACGTGAACTTGTTTTTTCGTTCCTGGTAATAAAGGTTTAGATATCCTCATAAACCATTTTCCAGATGTGAATTTAAATTTCTTATATTGAAACATAATCATATTTATGATAGTTTTCTATTTGTGTTTTTATTAAAGGTATAATTTTATTAAGCCTTGTTTCAAATGTAGCGAATAATGATTCATCAGGTAATACTTCTTTAATAAATGGTTTCATCCCGGGATAGTATGACATGAAATACCACTTAGGTAATTTAGTTACGAATAAAGCTCCCTGTACCTGCTTAACATATTCCATTGGAAGTCTATTTTCATTAATATATCGTAAATGTGTTTTTCGTAGTGGACATTTGATTTCTAAACCTGATGTATAATTCCCCCCTATTTTTATTAATCTATCAGGAGAAACCCCTATCCATTCAAAATAAGGTGTATTTTCATCAGGGGTAATAAATCCAATTTCCTGTAATTCAAATCCGGTAACTTCAGAAAATTCCTTCGCTGCATCAGATTCAAATTCAATACCTCTTTCCATTATATCATTTGAGTAACTTTCTTCTGATATTCCAGTAAGAATTTCACCGGCTAAATTGAGTATTAAATCCTGATAGCCTTTTTTTGATTCCCCTGAAACGAGTGTTTGAAATGACGTCCCGGTTATTCTTCCTAACCTTATTTCATGCCAAGCCTCTGATCGTTGTTCAATATTATGTATTATCATGAATCAAGTGTTTTATCAAGATTAACCATAAAATGAAATAATTTTTCTGCTGCCGGGAGCATATCTTTAAATTTAATTTTATTAGCAACAACCAAATCTTTAGCATAAGAAGCTGCAAATCCGGAATACCTGGATTGTTCTTTTTTAATCGCACGGCCTCCTGTCGATTGGAAATTACTTCGCATAGGTTTTATTTTTATCCAATCATTTTTCCCGTCTTTACCCTTAATTGTTTCAAGAGTAAATTCAGCTTCTTTCCCTTCAATGAAGTACTTTTGTTCTTTCGACTTTGATGTATATAAAGCCTCTATTTTCTCTAAATTTTCATCAATAAAGATAATTTTATGAAGATGCTTCAAACCGAATTTATCTTCATACTCTTTTATCCATAATGCTTTAATTATTTCTGCTTTCATATTATTGATTTAAGTTCATTAATAAAATCCTGATCAACTTCTAATTTCCTTGCTATCTGAATTAAGTCAGACAGTATATCTTCAGGGTACAAACTTTTAGTTACAAATTCAGAATCTATATAACTTCTGAATGCTCTTATGATATGCTTTTCTTCTCTTGGTTTTAATTTTACCATTCTATTGCTTCTTGTTTAGTTATAAAAAAATGAATCCCATAAGAACAATCTATGCGAATATCATTATCCCATTTGTCTGCGTATGTTAATCTACCTACTTTATAAATTGTTTTTGAATCTCTTTGACCATACATTTCTTTTATAAGATTGCCTTTTGAATCAATAATTTGTAATGTTTTTACAAATTTTGCCCTGCATTTTCTACTTATTAAATTACTCGTTCGAGGGCTTTTTGCAGGAATTTCAATTTTTGCAATACATTCATTTGCAAGTTTTTTCCAAGCTATAAAAGAACCTTCAGAAGGAATAATTTGAAAATGATATATTATTTGTTTAATTTCTGCGCCTGTGAGGTCTGCGCCTCTGAGGTCTGCGCCTCTGAGGTCTGCGCCTGTGAGGTCTGCGCCTCTGAGGTCTGCGCCTCTGAGGTCTGCGCCTCTGAGGTCTGCGCCTGTGAGGTCTGCGCCTCTGAGGTCTGCGCCTCTGAGGTCTGCGCCTGTGAGGTCTGCGCCTGTGAGGTCTGCGCCTGTGAGGTCTGCGCCTCTGAGGTCTGCGCCTCTGAGGTCTGCGCCTCTGAGGTCTGCGCCTCTGAGGTCTGCGCCTGTGAGGTCTGCGCCTGTGAGGTCTGCGCCTGTGAGGTCTGCGCCTGATTTTAATGCTTCCAATAAAGTATCTTTAATTGTATTTCCACTTTTTTCATACTCAAAAAGTATACTTCCATAAATTGATTTGATTTGTATTTTTATCATTGTATTAAAATTTATAAATCTTCCCAATCCGGAGCATCAGATTTAGTTTCTCCACAAATAGGGCATTTGAATATTTTGAAACTCTGATAAGTTCTTCCTATCTTGATAGTTTCTGCATCCCATTCTTCCATGTAGCATTCACAATCATCGCACCAGGGATTTTCTATCTGGTTCCAGGGAGCATTAGGATCGTTCTCGCTTATACTTGGAGGTAGATTGCTCATTGTCTTTGTCTTTTTCTATTAAAAGTATTACAGACTTCTTAGTAAATAATAAAGGCTTTGCTTTGTAGTTCATCTTTAATGTTTTTAAAACCTTGCCACCAGAAGGTAGCAAGGTATATAACCAACCAATACAACTATAAATCAGATAAAGGAAATCGAAGTTTACCTGTACTCATTATCAAATCTTTTTGCTTTGGACTTAAATTGTCCTGCCCTTGATTCAATACCTTTTCTCTGAAATTTAGCATAAATCGCTTGTAAGGTGTCATAGTTTCTGATTTTAGTTAAACAATTACCACCCTATCGGTATGGTAAGACATAAGATCGTAGAGACTGAAACCGCAATTAATATTATAATGGCAGCTAAGATTTTGATTTGTTTTTGTAAAGGTGTTTTCATATTATTAGATGTGTTTAAATGCTTTAATAATCCCGGTTTTTTGATAATTTGCACCTTGCATTAAAGAAAGTCTATAAGAAGCTATTGCAAATGCTTTTTTATTTTCCCATTGTGAACAATAAAGAAAAATTTTACAATGAGCAATAAATTCATTATCACTTATATTTCTAACGTCATTTTCTGTAAAATTTGTTGTTTTCATTGTATTAGGTTTAGATTAATAATTAAATTTAAATGCAATTACTTTAAAATACAAAAAATTTTGACGAACGTACTAAAAACAATGACGAAAAATCAGTTATTTCTATTTCTTAATGTATGGTTTAGATTTCGGTTTTTAAATACTTTATCCATCGCATTTAACAATTCACTGACAAAAGCCTGGTGAATCTTAGGTATCTTATTTTTGCGAACTGTTTGGCGGGAGCCTGAAAGCATCCGGCTTAATTCGCCCCAATTTATTAAGTCTTTTGGATTCATCATTCATCAATTTCAATTATTCCTGAATAATTTATTTTGCCGATTCTAATAGTCATTTCTAAATCAGAATGTCTAATGATAACATCTTTCAAAGCAGTTACATTAGTTTCTTTAGTCCCGTTTAAAGAAGAAATAATCTCGTCACCTTCATTTCTGTAAACGTATTTTTTTTGAAATAATGTCGTAGCAAATGACATTTCACCATTAGAATTAGCAATTACTTTACTTGCATCATTTATGGCTATTTTGTTAATCAAAGCACCGTTTCTAGTTTCTGTTAAAATTTTGGATAGTTTCATTTTATTAAAATTTAGATGGATAAATTCTATTACATTCTACATTTGTATAATATGATATTTGGCTTATTACTTCGTCTTCATTTTCAAGTTCTTCTTCGAACCCAACAAGTTTATAGTAAGAATTTCCTCTTGAAATGTTTACTTGGATGTATTTTTTATCAAAATAAACTCTCATCATGTCCCTTCTTGGGCTCCAAATTTTTCCGTTTAAAAGATCTAGTTTCATCTTTGTATGTTTTAGTATTAATTTGATGGTATAAAGATAACACATTTGTGTGTACTATGCAAGTGTTTTGCTAATTATTTTAACACATTTGTGTTATTTTTGACGAATGTACAAAAAACAGTGATGAACGTATCTTTTTATTTGATAAACCGACTAATATCTTACACGAAAAAATCCCCGCCATTAAGCGAGGATTTCTCAATTGTTAACCCTATCTACTTAGAAAAAACTTATTCTTCTTCGGGAAGAATTTCTTCAAGACCGGCAAAAATTATATCAACAACTTCAAGTACAACAGGTCTGATTTCCGGGTTCTTTTTATCGGCTGCATCAAGGATTCTTTCGATTCCCTGGTTGTCAATTAAACTGATTGCCGGGCCGTCGAGTGCTTCTGCTAATTTGTTATTAAGTTTTACAAGCTTGTCAAGAGTTTTTTCTTGATCTGGAGTTAAGGCTCCTTTTCTTTCTTCTGGCATAATTGTACAATTTTAAATGATTAATAGCTATTATCGAATGCAAGTTACTTAAATTAATTAATTTATCAAATAATTATATAAATATTTTTTCATGTGAATATTTTTTCATAATATTGCTAACGATTGAGGCTAAGAAACGTAGCCTTGTAATCACGTTTCAAAATTTGGTAGGAACTTTATTGGATATGTTTTTTAGCCTTTGTCACCGCCAGTATTTAATTGCAAAATGGAAACAACAGAATTAAAACAAATTATCAAAAACATTAAAGAAATGAATCCTTATCCAGTTGATATTTTTCCTGAACCATCTGATGAAGATTGGAAAAAGATAGGAAAATTCCTGCAATCTCACGGTAAAAATCCTGATAGAATATTTGCTAAATGGGGGAGAATGGTTTGGGAAAACTGCGTTAATTGTATGGAAGATTATTTGCCGTCTTAATATTGGCGGTAACGTTCGATCAAAATTTTTCACTAACACTTAAATATATGAATAGAAGCAAGTTAATATGTGATAGATTCAAAGGATGTTTGCATAATGGAGAAATAGAAAACACTGATTTGGTGAATCTATTTTCATATATAGCCAAAGATATTCTTAATCTTCAAACGAGAACTTCTTACGGCAAAGAGCATGGAAAATGCTATAATGCTCATCAATGGGCAAAAGGTGAGCGTATTGAAATTAAAGGACATGAGTTTATTGTTGATAATAAATAAAAAAAATTATGACCACTATTATTTGGATTCTTTTCTTCATGTTGGGTATTTGTATTTTATTAATATATATTATCCTTTGGAGAATGCAAAATATTATTAATAATATTCTGTATGAAATTGAGATTTTAAAAAAACATTTCAGTAAGTAAGATTTTTAACTTTATAAATAAATTATATGATTACAAAAGAACAATTAATCGAATTCGGAATGTCTGAATATTTGAAAAACAAATAGCGATGCAAGATTTAGAGCAAATATATAATGATACACAAGCATGGATGTTTTTTGAAGGAGAAACAGAACATGAAACAATAGGAGTTTATTGCAGATGTCCAGAATGTGGTAAATATGTTAAAAGAGGCAATATGCTTATGAATGGACTTGGAGAAGTAAAATTTAAAGGATTTGTTTGTAAACAACATGGAGAAATACAACCGTATTATGACCGTGATTGTGCGTAATATAAACAATTCAAATTAAAAAATGAATAATCTTTATCCTTCCTTAATCATTCTCTTAGTAGAAAAGTGACCTGACTTATAGTGATCAATAAGTGATCCTCCGGTAAGTGTTATAAGAATAACTTTTACTACTGCATACCATCCTCCGGTCAATGGTATTAATCCGACTTCTACAAGATTTAAAAGAATAAGACAAAAGATTGTTTTATTTCCCTTTGCCAAATCCCATGCTTTTTTTAGTAAGTTTTTAATTTTTGCTTTCATGGATATATTATTTTAAGGATTTACAAGTTCTGCATGAGGCCGGTCGTCGAATGTCTGGTCAGTCAGTATTTCACCGTCCATATCCCAGTTGCCTCCCCAGCGTAATTTATGGGTGATTTTTCCTGCAGCATACAGTATTTCAGTAACAGCGTGCAATAACCCGGCAATATAACTCAACGCTTCTTTGTCCCAGGAAGCTTTCCCGTTTATAAATGCATAATAGTCGACAGCCAGGGAAGGTTTGTAATTGTGTTTCCCTTTTTTGTGGATCCCGTCGATCTGGCTTTTGCCGGCCCTGTAATATTTGTATTGATCGGCAATGGATCTGTTCCCTTCTGAAACACCGAAATCAACATTTGAGATCGCTATAGCCGTTTCAAAAATAAGGATCAGATCAGGGTGACATGTATATAGTTTCTCCTTCGATCTTATACCAAAACTGAATTTTGCTTTGAAATTTTTAAGAAGTTCATTCATTTCTTAAAAAAATAAATATCCAATTACTATTAAAATTGCTGTTAAAATTATTGATCCAAACGCGATAACTGTTGTAATATACCATCGTTTTTGTACCTTGTTTTTTTCATCCTGGCGAATTATTGTTTCAATAGATGCCTGAAACTTATCAAAACCACTTACAGCCGTTCTTAATGACTTTACAGTTTCGTTTAATTGAATGACTGAATCTTGTAATCTTATTGTTGCTTTGCTAAGCCCATCATTTCCATTGCCCATTACTTCTTTATAAACTGCATCGAGCTTAGTGTCAATCCTAACTATTTTTTCTTTCTGACTTTCCATTTTCTATCCTCCTGTTATATCAATATATCCGGCGATCCAATAAAGGATTAACCAGGTTAAAAACAATCCTCCTATTATAATCGTAGGCAACCATTTAAAGAGAAGCTTTCTTCCTTTATATTTCATTAAAAATATTCCCTGACCGGCAAGCCAGATTATTATTAATAGTATCGGTGATATTTGATCGAAAGTCATTTTTTCAAAAATCTTCTATAAAAATAATCAAAAGCCACTCATTGTAATTATTAAATCTGATACTAATTGTTTTAATGTTCCTTCATATCTATAAATAGATGTGTTTCCTACTACGCTGGGGAAATTATCTGAATTATTTACAGCCGCATAAACATATCCATTGTGTTCACAGATTGCTATATCTTGTTTTTGATCTACACACCATTCAGAATCAAATGTAAATATTTCACCATTGTATTGATATTGCCAATCATCTTCCCCCCAATTTTCTGAAGTAAACCTCCAGACAGTTGAGGGAATAGGCCCATGAAACCATGCATGATAAGTATCATCAACTTTTAATAAAAATCCACCACTAAAAACCCTATAAGTTCCTAATAAGATTGAATTTAAAGAATCTCCAGTTTTAAAATCCATATTATATAATGAATTACCTTCTATCAAATAAGAATTCCATCCTCCGCCAATTCCTCTGGTTGATGCAAATCCTTTATATATTCCATTATCATTAATTATAGAAATATTTTGAACTTCTCCATTTCTATCAGATAGAAATACCTGTTGATCAAAAAAATTAATCCCATCTAATGATTTTGCAATATTACCATACGAGGACATTATATATATAGTATCATTTTCATAAAAAGCAAACGGTCTGCAACTTGCTAATGGTAATCCGGTCGCAGCAATTGGTTCACTCCAAGTAAAGCCATCATCAACACTATATGCGCGTGATATTTCAGTACCTCCTACCGACTCGTCTGCATTCCATAAAAATAACGTATCTCTAATGCTTAAAATACCCGGTTCCTGTCTTAAATAACCATCCGGGGCAGTACTCGGAAAATCTAACATATATTCCCATTTATTAAATTCTTTATCTTTAAAAACAGGGATGCCTCTATTTCTTGCTAACTCTTCACCTATTGGAATATTCCCTTCACCAATTTCAAAATCAAATATTTGGACATCACAAAAATTTGATTTTGAACCATCATTATAGCAACCAAAAGTAAATGGCTCCCCCCCAGTAACTCGAATTGTTTTAAAATCATGAGGATTCATGGTAATTTCATTAATATTTAATTTTAATAAACCCCAACCGTTAACGTCATTTTTAATAAAGCGCATTGAAAAATAATTTACACTTCCGGCAGTCCAGGAAGCTTTTGTTGTAGCATAACTATTTCCTATATGCCCCTCCCACATATAATTAAAATTTAATGTGCCATTATTTTGTAATCGAAAATTAATAAAATTATCAGCATCATAGTATCTTGAAAAAATAGTTTTTACACCATCTCCCGCCTGATGATCTGATTTTAATATCCAATTAAAACTAAGCCAACCAAAATCTGGTAATTCTCCTTCAATAGTTGCATAAGCATTTGTACCGTTACAATCTAGCACAGTTCCAAAATCATTACTTATGAGTGTTGCATTTGTTAATTCAATAGTATTGCCTACTCCTTCACTATCATAAAGAGAATTAAACTTATATAAATTTCGTGTAGTTGTATATGCTGATCTGCGTTGAAACATTTCATCCCAATCTACTGAAGTGTTTGAAGTTTCATCCCATCGCATTGTTATTGTTCTCGTTGAATTTGCTGGAATATTTAATTTAACAAATACTTTTAATTCATTGTTGTCTGTATTAATAACATCAATATAATGGTCTAATCTTACCCCGTTTCTAGTGAAATATAAATTTTCGATATTACTAGGAAATGCATCATTAATAAAATAAGAATTGTCAAAATCTATTTCAGCGATGTAATTATTTAAGCTATGAGGATTTGATGAATTATTAAATGTTATAGTTATATAACTATAGTTAAATCTCGAATTTTGATACAATGAATGCATTATTGATGTTGATATAGCCCTATCATAAATTCTAAAGTCCTCAATTTTACCTAAAAATTTATAGCTTGTATTTTCTCTCGTCCCTAAATTACAGTTCGTCATTGAACTGGGATTTTTTACTGTTCCAGAATTTTTTAATTCCGTATCAATATATATCGAAGCTACACTTCCTGTTTTTATAATAGATATAAAATACCATGTATCAGCATTTACAGTTATACCTGATGAAACATTACCATAACTACCACTATAAGTATTGAATCTGGGAATTAAATTAGACGCATCTACCGATATCATTTCTGTTCCGGAAACATTTGAATTTCCAAATATTCCTTTGAGTCCTGTATAATTTTTTGGATTAATCCAGAATGTAATTGCATAATTGACTGATCCATTTAATTCAATAATATTACTACCAATTAATACATCATTAACTCCATCAAAATACATTTGAACTGAATCAGTTTTAAACCATAAAATCTTAGGTTGATTGATGCCGGTTGATTGAGTTAAATTATATGAACTTCCTTGATCTGTTATACTTCCAATACATCCTATATAAAACTCTTCCGTTTCACTTGCTGTACAAGATTGGTCTAAAATTATCACTGAAGATGAAGCAACAGTATCTGTAATTGTATAAACTGTTCCGCTTTCAGGATCACCAAACCTCACGGCATTACCAATTATTACATTATCTCCCCCATCAAGCGTTACTGTTGAGCCGTCGATAGAACTTATTAAATCTCCTGTTGAATTAAAAGTTAAACTATCAACATTGTTTTCATAATAACTTGACCAATAAGCAATTAGTCCAATAGTAGAACTATCAGTTAAATCATACACCACATCAGGACTAATTATTATTGTGTTGCTTAGTTCGGTTATTGTGTCTGTCTTTGCTATTCTTATTGTATTTTGTCCGAAAGACAAACTCCAGATAATAAGCAATAATATTGTAAGTCGTGTTTTCATTTTTTTTTATAATTTAAAAATAAGAACGGTAAAAGCAGGATAAGCCACCAGAGAGATTCTATTTTTGCCGGAGTATACATAGTACTATTAGGATTATGAAGTTCATAACCACTTATTGAATCATTTGCTGGAATCCATGTATTGAAATTATCAAAGAAAGCTGTATCGTTTGGAGATGTTTCCGGATTTTTAAAATGAGTAATATAAAATTCATCTATTTTCATATCGTCTCCCTCGTCCTGCATGAGGGCAAGTTCGTCTAATTGGAACACCATCACTCCATCTATCCATGTTTCCATTATTCCATCAAAATTAGGATTGCTTTCGGTAAAAGTGTTCATTACCAATCTTATTGTAATATTGTACCATTGATTATTAGATATGCTTACACTTCCATTATAATGATATGTTCCAACAGCCCAGGGGCAAGTCCCGTCTGCCGGAGAACCGCCCATATTCGTTCTATTTGTATTTGGAGTTTGATCATAATGATAGGTTACCAATTTATTACTTGCAAAAAGATGTTTGGCTATAAAACCATATCCCGGATCAGGACAACTTGGCCCCATAACCGGATCGTCAGGGCCTCCAGCAAATCCTGGCATTTTAGCCCATTGTCCCTGATCATAAGAAACACCAAAACGTATATTATAAGTTAGATACATTTCATCAAAATCTGTTAAAGTATTGGCTATTAAAGGTAATCCCATACCAAAACCATTAAATGCAGCATCATTTTCAATAGCCAATACTTGTGTGCTTTCTCCGTTAATTTCATCTTCAAGTATGTCTAAATAATCATTTGCATGGTAAATACAACTTATTGTATCAGGAAAATACTTAAAGATTGTATCTTCATCACAAATGCCAATAGTCATATTTTCAAAATCTATTGTTCTGTAAATAGTAAAATCTCCTGTTTCAGAATCAAGATCAATATATTGTCTTACATTATTGTAATTTATTCGGGATGTAATTCCATTGTAATTCAATGCATATCTTGGAGGAGCTGTTGTCGTTTCTTCTTCTTCCCAACAATTAAAAGGATAAGCGCATCCGGTTCCTGAATTATATAACGAATCCAATTGATTTGTTGTAAGTGCTATCCCTTTATAAATTGAACAATCATCAATATCTCCGTTCCAATAATCCGATACACCCGTTGAATTTCTGCCGATAATATTTGTTGATGCTCCTAAACCGAAATCATTATTATAAGTAACCGTTGAATATGATCCGTCAACACCAAGAATAAGATTGTTTGTAGTTTCTGTGGAATTAAAACTTGCTACGATAAAATGCCATCCTTCTATTGAAATTGTCGGGCCGTCAGGAGAGGTATTTACTCCTATTTCTCTTAGTACAATAGCGCTTGTACTTGTGTTTACTGCAAAACAAGCTGCCCCGGATTCTCCGCCAAATACAGTACGATAATCATCTCCCGTCAATACATCAGCATATACCCATGCTGTAAAAGTAAAATCCTGGTCATACATTTGTAATGCAGCAACATCAGGCATTGTAAAATAATCTCCATCGCCGTCAAAAGCAATACAATATCCTAATTTTCCAGCCTGTTGGTATACCGGATCACCGCTTGCCGTACCATCATTTGTGCTTACCAAATCCACAATATCACCGGACGATTCTTCCATCGCCCAATAAGATGTTGGGGAAGATACTTGCCCGTTGACAAAATTTGTCAAGATCAAAAATGTCAATATGATCGAATATCTTATCATTAATTGAAATCGATTATTTTATAAACAAAATATATTTTCGCATCTCCTTCGCCTGTATCCATATCATCCAAATCTAACCAATAAGGAGCGTTTGCATCCATTGCTAAAATTGAAGTTCCATAAAGTTCCTCTAAATAATCACTTCCCGTAGCGGAAGGATAAAACTGATCAACTGTTGAAGTAAATATCTGTGCCCCGACTTTATATCTGTTAAAAGCCGTACCTGCATTTTTATATGTTTTTATATATGAATCAACAACATTGGTATAAGCTGCTGTGACATAATTAAAATATATACCGATTCTTATTGGAAATATAACCTTTCCGCTTCCCGGAGCAGGAATGAGCATTATGCTGTCCCCAGCTAAAATATTAGCACTTGAAATTGATATTAAAGTATCGTATATTATTCCTGCGCTATGGTTATTAAACGTTGCGTTATCGCCGAAATTCACATCACCATTTATATTCAAAACTTCATCAACATCCAATGTATCATAGTCAGCCTTAGTAGTATCGGCAACCAGAGGAACAGTATCGTAATAAGTAAGTGTATTATCATAGACAAGAACCACCCTGTAATCAGCATCGGCTACTTCTGCACTATCAAGAGTGCCTCCTACTCCACCATCGTTTAAACTTCCAGTAGTATCTATATAAACATATTCTCCATTATTTTTTGCATAAACATATAAATCAGAATCTTCATTAAAATATAATGCACCGGGATTTGGATCCGGAGGTAAGTTATCAGTTATTATCGGAATTAATTGAATTGCCGGCGTTATAAATAATGGCCTGGTTATATATGGATCATAATCTACCCAATCAAATGTTATGTTTAAATATGGATTAACATCAAATGGAGTTACTATTGCAGTAGTACCATAGACGTTATTATATAATTTTGTATCACCTATATATATAGTATCAGCACGAAAATTTTCTACTGGTTCATCGAAATAAACATCACCTATAAGATCAATATCTCCGGTAATTGTAATATCAGGAGCTTCCAATTGTATTTCTGTTCCCGATGCTAGTTTTGTAATATCTTCACCTTGATCCCTAATATATCCATATCCCGAATCATCAATAAGATTCAAGTCATAAGTTGATGTGTTGATTGTTGTATTAGCTAACAATGTAGATGGCAATGTTAATAATTCAGATAAAGTTACAGGATCAACTTCTGTCGTCACATCTTTAAAATACATAGTATCACCTGACATAGTTATATATAATTCTTCAGTAATACTACCAAAATGGATCCCCTGAGTTAAGGCTCTTTTTGTTGATGACTGATTTATTAATACTCTATTATTAAAATAAGATAATCCATAAACATATAACCTATAATTAGTGTAAGAACTTCCCGGATCATCGCCAATGTACAAACCTAAATAATTAGCCCCGTCTTTAGGGACAAGTGTCCTGCTTGTATTTCCTCCTGATATTCCTGTACGCTTTAAAAAATATCCTTCGCCTGAAAATAATGTATTCATATCTGCTCTTAAATCAGCAGCAGAATCTATCAATGCTAATAAAGCAATTTGCAAACTATCACCTATAAGATCAGTTAAGGCAAGCCCGGTAAAATGTTTATCCGTAGCACCATCTAACAGATAAAAATATTCCGTTGCTGATCCTGATAAAGAAGATTTTGCAGGTAAATTATCTACCGATTCGTCTTGAGCAGTTAAAATTACGCTCAAAAATAATCCTATTATTACTATTAATTTTTTCATTGCCTTCCTTTTAGTTTTATTCGACCTCCAGATTTTAATCTTAAATAACCACCAGATTTTAATTTTAAATATCCTCCTTCCAATCCTCCTCCAATTTGTACCAATACAACTTTATGAGTATCATCGGCATAGTTAATTTCATCATTAATAATCATGAATTGGATCCCATTTTCCTGAATAATATTTGATATGTTGAATTCACCTAATATATTCCCCTCTCTTTTTATTTTTGGAGTGATATGATTCCTGCAAATTTGATCTGAAATTACTTCATTTAATGATCCTGTTTCGGATTCTCCTTTTTTATACCATTCTGAAGTTGCTATGTAACCATCGTCATCTTTATAATAAAGACCTCCCATATAAATAATATCTTTATTATTATACTCTGGCAAATCACCAATTAAAGTTTCATAAGTCTCACTTATATTATTATTTTCATCAATTGTAGTCGTTAATTCAAGTTCTTCCGGGAATGATTCATTAACTGGTTCCAGTTTTACATAAGAATCATTTATATTAACTACAAATCTTAAAGTTGTATCTATATTTATAGTACCTCCTAATTCAGGAACTCTCGGATTTGAATTAATAGTAACATAATCTATATATAAACTACCTGTAGCACATATAGGAAAACTTTTTATTTCTATTCCATATCTTGTTTCTTCAGATAATTCAGACCACCATATTGGTTTTTTATTATCAATGTTCCAATATCCTTCATGATCAAGATAATATTTATGACCTGTAATTGTATTAATATATAAATATATCTTACCCATTACATAATTAATAGCTTGAATTGTATACTTTATATTTAATATTTGGGGTCCAGAAGTTATTTCTCCTAAATAACTCCTTATTTTTTTTGTATCATCTAATAATGGATACCGTGTTGGCAAAAAAAGTAATCCATCTGAATAGCCAGGATAAATATCTCCTATATGCGGAAAATGAACATATCCAGGGCCGGCATATCTAAAATTCTCATTCATAATATTATCATCTAATCCGTAATTCTGGATTAATACAAGCTCTTTCCATGCCGGTAATACTATATCATTTGCCCATTCATCTACCCAGGCACATAATGTTTCATCCGGCTCCGAAGATTCTGTTATTTCAATGATAGGATCATAATTTGATGAATTGACAAAATTACCCTGATAATCATATCTGCGTCTTACATATTCTGCATTTTGAGCATTTATCTGAATGATTTGAAAATAAGAATTGCTTTGACGCAATGTCAAATGAAATCTTCGCAATAATTGTTCAAGTACTTCATAGCATGATTTTGCTTCGCCATCATCATACATTTGTTCTGCATTGAAATATGTCTGCTCTAAAGGTGAATCATCATCAGTGCTGTCCATGTGACTTTCATATATATAACAGGATTCAAAAATATTAAGATTCAACCCCAAGCGAGCTAAAATATCTATAATCGTTTGTAGTATTTCCTTCTTCCCTTCAAAATTATCTCCTTCAGTATCTATCCATTTCATGTCTTTCAAAGCTCCAAGTGTATCACTTGCTTTTACCGCAATGGAATATTCAATAGGTTTGTGAGGCTCACTATATGTGTCCGGCAATAACCATCCATACCAAATGTATCCGCTTTTCCAATAAAATGCCAATTTAAAACGTTTTCCATCAGAGGTCATCAGAGAATAAAATTGGCGATCTGTATCTGATTCCATTTTTAGAGTTAATACCGATCCTCTTATTGGAGATTCAAGTGTTTCATCCGGGGCTTCTGTCTTTAAAATAAGAGGTTGTTCATAAGGCATATCAACATTTTGGCTTTCTCCAGCTCCTAAATCACGTTCCTGAATATAAGCCCAAATTGACCTATTCCAGAAAGATGTTTTACATAATGCAAGATATTTATTATTATATGCCATTACGTTATTAATTGTTTTTCAATTGCATATCTTGAATGTGATAAATCAATATCACTTCCTTTTATTGTACCGTTAATATTTATATCGATTCTCATTCTTTCTCCATATTGGCGATTTATATTTCTTGTAGGATCAGTATTAGTTTGTGTTGTAGAAGGAAGCGTTACTCCTTGTCCTCCGGTTTCACCAAGATTTTTTATTCCTGCTTTTATAGCAGCAGCCATAGCTATTAATGTAACTCCGGCAGCCAATGCTATATAAGGGTTTAATGACATGAGCGATTCATTAAAAGCAAATATTCCGGAAGCAACAACCAATAACATTTCGCCAAGTTTCATAAGTATATCAGCAATAGGTGTAAGAATTGCTTTGCTAAAATCAAATTGTTCGCCTGTAGCCATTATCTCACCCATAGACTGTGCAAAACTTGAAACCATATAAACAAAACTGTCCTGAATAAATCTATTTGTTGCTGTTACTCCTGCCTGAAATTCCCGTAGTTTAACTAAGAATTTATCGTAATTTTCTTCTGCTTGTTTAAGGTATTCTGAATTTCGTGCTATTAAATATGCAGGATCAAGATTTTCCTTTTGATCAAGAGCAAATAATTTATCATATTCTAAAGACAGCCTTCCGGCGGAAACTCCTAAATTATAATAATCTTCAATTCTTTGCTCAATACGATCATGTTCTTCTGTATCGGATACATTAGAAATTGTTATTCCTTGTTTCTTTTGTAATTCAATACGTTTTAATTCAGCATTTGTTAATTCATTTAACCATTTTATCTGTTCCTGGTATCCTTTTATTTCCTCATTTGCAAGCGCAATAGTTCTCAAATCTCCTTTTAAAGCTTCATCTTTTATTTTTTTCTGTTCTTTAATTTTCTCGTTAAGATCATCAAACCATATTACTTCTTCTTTTATTTTTTTTGTTAATTTTTTCTTCTCCTCGTTTAATTTTTTTTGTTTTTCCCATGCTTCAAAAATAAATTTTGCATGATCGGTAAGTATATCATTATTCTGTAATAATACTTTATCCTGATATTCAATTGCAATACCTGTTTCTTTCGATGCCTGTTTTAAATCATTCCATAATTTCTTTACCTCAGTACCTTCTTCAATTTGAGTTTTCAGCCATCCCATGAAAGTTTTATCGCCACTTTCTACCATTCCTCTTCCTACTTCTTCCATATAATCACCCCAGGCATTTTTCAATTGCACGTAAGCCCCTATACCAGCTTCTGCTGCTGCAACTGCCTGTCCTCCTACCTGATCATTTAAACCTTTTATTGCACTTTCAAGTCTTTCCGTACTTCCTACTGCTCCTTCAACTGTTATACCATAACGAGTTAACGCATTTGTAGAACTACCGACTGTTTTTGCAATTAATTCTGCTGATGCTGCTAAATCCATACTTTTTGCGGTCGCAAAATCTTGAGCTAAAGGAAGTAATCTTTTTAAAGCTTCTTCATTTTCACCTAATACCTGCGCTAACCTTGCTGCTGCTGCAATAGTTTGTTCATCTCCGAACAAGGTCTTTTTTTGTAATTCACTTGCCTGATCAAGTAATTTATCCTGAATATCCCTTCTTCCATCTAACGCTGTTAATAAACTTGCTTCTGCTTTTGCCTGTACATCATAAGCCTGAATAGATTTCTTAGTAAAATTGATCAACATTTTCACTGAAAATGCAGCAGCAAGCGCACCCCCTAATGCAGCAGCCCCTTGCTTCATAAGATTCATCTGTTTCATTGAACCTTGAAGCCCCTGGTTGAATTTCGATGCATCCGTAGTCAACCGTATACTAAGAGCCGCTAATATATCTTTTATCATTGAATCGTAATCTTATTTTTTTACTCATTTTAATCTGTTGTTTTTTTGTCATTTTTGTATCTTTTATCTTTTCTTTTTCCCAATTAAAAACAACAAAATCAGTTACTTTTTTGTACTGATTTATAGATTTAACCTGTGCGTTATGCCAATGAACATGATTCCATCTTGCGACTTCATAAGCTAATTTTATTTCTCCGTCTCTTTTTTTTACTAAACCAGAGTAAGCATTAAAAATTTCACGATGTGTAAGATATTCAAGCTCATTAATACCAAGCGACAACTCTCCTAAAACTATTTCGTCAATCCTGTCAAATGTTATTTTTTCTGATTTTCCGGATTTATTTTTTTTTTCTCTGTCTGCGGTATTGAATTTGAATATATTTTCAATACATCAGGTATAATAGTAAGATCATCACCCAATGATTCGTATAATTTATCAAAAGTCAAATCCAAGTCAATACCCATTAAATTACAGCCGGAATCAATGGCGGAATAAATCAACAAAGCAAGATCGTCAAATTGAGCAAATGTTAAATTACTCAAATCCTTTAAAGATTGAATATAATCATAATAATCATTAAGATTATCAATAGGAGGTTCATGATTTTTACAAAATCTCCTTATAGCTCCATTGCCGAATTTAACAGGATACTTCTTACCGGAAATAGTTATCTTTTCAATCATATTATGATATTACACTCTGTGTCCATTCTCCTGCTGCTTCCCAGCTAAAATTACCTTCTGCATTTTCACCATACATTCCGAATGAAAGTGCAACACCACTCCATTGTGCCGGGCCGGTAAATTCATAATCTCCGGCATTATCATTAGTAACTTTCAATGTTACTTCTGTGCCGGCAAGTAAATCCTCAACTACATTTTTAATATTGACAACCGGTACTCCTTCATTATCAAGAATAGCATACAGAACATTACAGGTTCCGTTTGCATCATAAGTGCCTTGTTTTCTTACGGCCCATCTTCCATCTGTTTTATTTCTTAATATTCTTGGAGTATGAGTGATATTAATATCATCACTAACCGCAAAAGCTACGGCCGTGCCATCAATAAAAAGAGTTATCTTCCCTCCTTCAAATACATAATTAGTTGCTGCCATTATTTTGCGTATTAAATGGTTTTACAATTTTTTTATTTTTTTTACCAATTTTAAAAGTCTCTGCTTTTCCTTCACTTATTAATTTATTAGCAAGTTCATTAATAAGTAAATGCCTTGAGCCTTTTTTCCAAACCTTATTTTTATTTTTCTTATTGGGTTTGTAATCTTCAAGTAAAATAATTTCTTTTGGCATATTTTTATTTTTTATCGTTTAAATCGTAATCTGTAATCCTGGCGTATATTGTGTTTATCTGAATTAAAATCGAGATCATCCGACTGATCTTGAAAAATTATACTCGTTATTTCAACAGTTCCAACAGTTCCCGAATAATAATCCAACTCAGTCCTTACACTTTCTGCCAATATTTCAGCATCAGCAAGAACATCAGAATAAACATCAATTATAAGATGTAAAAAATCAGCATGAGATAAATCAGATTTTGTATTTGATGGCTCTGTCCCTAATATTCTATAAACAACATAATCACCTGGTTTACCCTGTGGAAATTTATTAGGATAATTTTCTCTGGTTACACTATTTAACAGCGTATGTATAGCTTCATGAATCATTATTTATATACTTTTGGAACAGCCGATTTTAAATAGTTTACTGTTACCCTCGCAAGTTCCTCACGAATAAATCCAAATACTTTAATATTCGTCTGATCCCACGCTTTTTCAAAGAACTTATTAGCATTAATTCCGGTCCCTTTTCTTGCATATCCTGTAGTTTCTCCTTTTGATCTTGTTCTTTTACCGAATCCCTTAGTTCCTTCATGAATGAACCATCCATACCATCCCTGGTATGTAAATTTTTTCCCTATTCTTATTGCAACCCATATAGCGGCTCCTTTTCTGTTCTTATCATTTACTATTCCTACTGATTTACTTAAAGTTTTAGTTCTCTTAGGCGCATTTGCCCTTACTTGCTTTACAAGTATCCCTCCTCCTTTTCTTAAAGCTTTTAATTGTAATTTCCGAGTAATTTTACTCGGCAAAATACGCAAAGCTCGTTCAAGTTTTGGTAATCCTTTTATTTCAACAGTAGCAATAGGCATTTAAGGTACAAATTCATACGTGTAAATATAAACAGTACTGTCAGCGGAAGCATCAACATTCCATATCCGGAAACAAGTTTCATCCCAATCATAATCTATTAAAAATGATTTCCTGCGAATCGCTGACCCTTCAATCATTCTTGGAGCTGAATAATCACATAAAATAGAATCAGCACTGCCAAAAAGATAAAAAGTTGGTTTACTATCACCGGCATCCGGCCCTACACAAATATAAACATCACCGTCAAGATCAGAATAATCTACAAATACTACCTCTTCATTTAAACCAGGAATACATATCATAGTATCGTTATCAGCAGCAGGAGTTATCAGCGAATCTATTACCTGTTGTCCAAAGCAGGATATTGAAATTCCAAATATTATACTAATTATTAATTTTTTCATTGGTTATCTTTCTTTTTACATTCGATTGTCATTTTATGTCTGTCAGAATAATCAACATTAAGAATATCCCAATATTGCTTTTTCATATAAATCCTCATCTCCTGAGTTATTCCGGCATAATAGTGTGCTGTCAATTTAACTACTTCAAAACCTATTTTCTGTTGACTTTCCTCATTTTCACTACTTGATTTTTGTGCCACAGAAACCCATAATATACAATTTGTAGACCATGATAGTATTAATTCTCCTAACCCGTTTTTTTCTTCATTAGATTTTTCAATAATGACTTTTGTATCTAATTTTCCAATATTCATTATATCCAATCTTCTATATGATTCGATACTATCTGTTTATAACCAAATGGCAATTCATTAATCTGGGTTCCTGTCATCACCTGTTGAGGATTTTCAAAAAAATGCCCTATTAATAATAAAAGAGCCGAAATAATATCTCCCGGTATTTTATCAGCAGTCGCATAGCCGCAAGTAAAAGTAATTTGTACATTATTTAATTTATCCTGATTCAAGTCAGGAAAATCTCCGTTTATTAAAATCCTACCGGGATAAGAAAACAAATCACTATCATAATTTTCAGATGAATATTCACTCAATTCTGTTTCGCCATTGGGATAATATTTAATATATGAAATGGCAATAAGTGGTTCCTTATGAAGCAGAATATGACAATTTCTTCTTTTATTATACAAAGGCCAATCATCAAGATCGAGACACCATGTTGCAGATATTAACTGAATATTCGGACAATCTTTTTCAAATTGGTAACGGGCGCCATATATCGCCTGCTGCAATTTAGTATCATAACTCGTATCATCTTCATGAATACTACATTGAGTGCGTGCAGCCGGGAGTAAAACAGGCTCACTTGCAGGAGCTGTTACCAATCTATACATTATCCAAAAACAATTAATAAATCTATGCTTTCTACTGCTGTACCGGCTAAATCAATTGTCTTAGCTCCGGATGCTACATCAGGTGTATCAATATCACAAAAGGCAAGTAAACGTTGACCGGCAGTAAGATCAATAGACCATCCGTCTCCGAATAATTCATATCCGTTTGAAGCTCCGTCAGATAAAGTTATAGCCCCTGTATTCGTACTTGTAGGTATTGCTGAAATAATACGTACTTTTTTGCCCGTAGTAGCAATAGTATTGCCTCCTTTGTCTGATAAATCAGTTAGATCAATAGTCGCGGAACCGTCAGTCAATGCTACAGTGCCTTCATATACCAATTCTACATCAGGAGAACTATAAGCCGAATATCTTTCATCAAGGCTATGTTTATGAGTAATTTTATCATCATTAACATCTGATAACCCTAAATCCTCAATTACTTCGAGAATCATTTTTAATGATACGCTTTTTACTGAAGATGCCATTATTTCTTAATTTTTCGTTTGGGAGTTTCAATTATCGCTTTTTCTACTTCAGGTTCCGTTGCCTGTTCTGATTTCTTAGGATATAAATATTCCAAAACATCAAAAGCAATCTTCTCGGTTACACCTGAAAGCTTTTCAAGATTATCAATTTCCTTGATATTTTCAATAGAATCAAATCCAAGTTTATCAAATAATTCCCTGTGAGGGAATGATCTTGGCAGGCCAATTTCAGATCGAGGCTTATCAGCCCCAACCTGGATGGCATATTTTAACCGTATAAGTTCATTTGCCTGCTTTTCTTCCAAATCAACTTCATCATTGATAAAATAAGCAAGGCCAAATGATTTAACCGGGGATTTTACAAATTTAATCCTCATTAGTTTTCTGGTTTAATTAAATAATATGTCGCCCCTAATGTTGAAGTATGTGTCCCCGATGCATCATAAAATACACGATAAATAGGATAAGCAACGGTAGTAACCCACAATGTACTTGCAGCATCTACGGCCACTAATGTATCATTAGCAGCAAGCAAATCCGAATTACCGGAATTTAATGTTACAAAATTAGTTCCGTCGATACTTGCCTGCAATATAATATTCCCGGCAGTTGTACCTGTTAATTGTGTTGCTACTGGCTGTATCGCTAATTTGTAACCCTTTGTAAATCCTCTATAACCGGAACTTGTATATCCAAGTCCGATCCATACATCACCGGTGTTGGTAGCCGTATCTGTAGCTAAAACAAAAGTTGAAGCTCCCGTTTGTACTGATCCGGCATCATCTGTTCTTTGGCCATAAACCAATATAGTAGATACAAGTAGTATCGCTATTAAAATATACTTTTTCATTTTATTAATTTTTAAGATGTTTTTGCGTCTAAAATTGCTGCAAAGCTTTCTGCATGCATCACTGCTACATCGGCAAAAATATTAACAACCAGCCTTAACATTGCCTGAGTACTTAGAGAATAAGGATCAGGAAGTATTTCCATGCCTCCCCACTGACCAATTGCAAGATCACCCCAATTTCCAAATAAAATAGCACTACAAATACCACTTGCTGTTCCTTTGGTAAGTGATGAAGATACCAGGTTGGAAATACCAACAGGATAACCATTTATTTCGGTTGCATTTACAGGCCATACAAATAATCCGGAACCCTCATCAACTTTTGTTTGTTTCAGGCGTCCGCGAACTTTTGCATTTGTAACATAAGCCATGCCATTTACATCTGCATTATCTTGTGCAACTTCTGTTTCAAGCTCAATCATGTGATTAAGTGTTGCAAAACCCCCATTTGTGCCAATAGCTACTGAGCCAATATCTGCTGTTGCAGCTACTCCGGTAGGCGATCCTCCTGTTCCATCACCATGTAAAGCAGCATATTCAATACCATTATTCATCGCAGTCATAAGCCGTCTGCGTATTCTCGCTTCAATACTCGGTGAAGTTTGAATAAGCAACAAATTAGACAAATCAACGTATGTGCCAACTCTCTTCGGAGACATAGTTACCTGGGTAAGTGTTGGAGAACTCTCGGCTCCGGCATCAGTTTCACCTTCCCAGGTAGCAGTCGGAACTGTTAATTCTTTCGGAAATGCAATATTTCCTACCAGACCGGACATAAAATCAGCCCCTACTTTACGCAAAACAGAACGATCCCAAAGATACTCAATGAAATCCTTCAATTCAGTAGCTACTGCATAGCCACCTTCTCCAACAGTACCTGCAGTCATATCACGTTTTTCACGTTTACCACTCAGAACCATGAATGGAACAGCCAAAGCATTATCACGATAAGAAATACCTTCATTCTTACCCTGTATTCTAGCTTCTTTATCCATTTCGCTTTCAATACCATCCAACTGACCTTTACTTGCCCATTGGCGAACAGCTTTCAGAAATGAATATGACCGAACTTCTTTAACCTCTTTTTCTTTCTGAGATTCAGCTATTTTTCTGGCTGCCTGACGTTGTTTTTCCTGTTCAAGTTCTTCGGTAGCTTCAATAATACCATCAAGATCACGAATTTCTTCCAAAAGTTTTTCGTATTTTGTGGTTTCTTCGTCATTCAGATCGCGCTTTTCCTTTTTTTCATTCACGCAACCTTCAAGAAGTGCGGTCATTTCACCATCTTTAACCGCCCTTTCTTCTTTTAATTCCTTACTCGTTTTTGTGAGTGAGGGAGCATACTTTTTTTCTTTCATTATTAAATATGTTTCAGATTTAAAAATTCAACTTCTCTTTCTGCTAATCCTATCGGATAACTTTTTTCTTCTGCTTTTTCTTCTTTATTTAATGTTTTTTTAAACTCTTCCATACTTCTTTTAGCCACTGTAGTATCAGGATAAGCCGGAAAAACAACAGGAGAAAGATCATAAACCTTTCTCAGTTTGGTAATTGTGCGAACCATTACTCCATTTTCATCTTCTGACCATTCCTCACCATTTCTTTCAACTATAAATCCAAAAGAGGAACCTTTTATCTCTTTGCGTTCGATAGAAATTACCAAATCCTTATAAGTAGTCTTTTCAGAAGGCTCAACAGTATAACGAACTCCTTCATCCTCAACTTTAACTTTTAAAGTATCAGGACTGCGCCCAATTACAAAATTAGGATCATGATTTGTCATACTGACAGTATCATTCCAATCAATTTCTTTTACTGCTTCGGGTTTTATGATTTCCACAAACCCACCAAGATTTACAGATCGCTTGTCAAACACAATTCCAAGCCCGGTAATTCCCTTTTTACCTTCGGCTCTTTCTTCAATCTGAAATCCTGATTCTATTATTCTACGTTCAATTTCCATCTTTTTTATTATTTTTAATTTCTTTAGCAAGTTTTTTAGTAACAAGATCAACCATTTCATCGGTATAAACATTGACAGGCATCATAAACTGCTCTAATCCTTCTGCCGGATTCATATCTTCCAAAGCCCGCACTTCATTTCTATTCATCCATCCATCCAATACAGCACCATGATAAAATGCTGACCGTGCAGCACTGTCGCCTCGCATTAAACTGTTTATATTGAATTTAAAATAATGATCGACTTTTTCTTTCTCTGTTAATAGTTTATTTTTAGCTTCGAGTTCAAATTGAATAATCCAGGGCAAAAGAGTGTCCATTACATATTCAGTAGATTGATGTTCTATATTATTAAAATGAGCGTTTGCAAGATCCATAAGTTTATGAGGAGGTATTCTTGTCATTCTTGAAAATTGGCGAACAGTAAATTCCTGTTGTTCAATAAGCTGTACTTCACTCGGATTCAACCCAACTTCTTTAACTTCCAGCCCTGGTGCTAAAACATGAGGTTCATTTTTTTTATTATCTTCAATCCATTTACTTTTCAAGTGTTTTTCTACATCAGGATCAATACCTTTTGTCGACCCCTGTGCCGGAACCAATGCTACTTTTTTAAGCCCATTAACAAATTGATTGTTAGAATAATTCTGCGAAGCAAGCCCTCCTCCGATAATTTCTTTTGCTACATGTAAAAGCGGACGGCCTTTAATCCCATTATATCCGATCCCACGTATATGAAAAACATCTTCAGGCCTGAATGGATTATCAAAACCATGAACCCGATACCATAATTCATTATCAATAACATAAGGTTCAACATCTATTGGTTTTTCAATTAGACGTAATTCTATTGGTCGTGCGTTTCCATCCCTGATAACCAATGAATAACCATTACCCCAGCTTATAGCATGTATGATCATTGTTAACCGCCAATGAAAGCTATTAATAATTTTACTTGGATTTGTAAAAAGCAAATCACCGGATTGATGATTTACAGGTATTCGGTTTATCCCTTCTTTTTTAAAAACTCCACCTGATATTTTTGCAATATCTTCGCCAATAACTTTCAGCCCTGCATAATAAACAGGAAGAGTAAGAGCTGTTTCAGGACTAACAGAAATTCCCGAAGATGTAAATAAACCTAATAATTGCTGGAGCCACTCTTGTGGATTCTTAATAGAAGAAATCGGACTTGTAGCCGATCTTGATTCCCAGGATAATATCTCCCGGCCGAATAAATTAATTTTACCCATACAGGAGAACAAATAAATAAAATTTTTTTACAAAAAAACAATGATTTGTTAAGTGAATTGTTAAGTATTTTTACGATAACGGTGTAAAATAACCTGAAATGTTTGCCAGTTCTTGTATTTACGATGCCCAAATTTTAGCAGAAAATCACTTTCCGCAGCTTCATAAGCCTCCGGATAGCTGTCAAATTTAGGTAAATTTCTAAAATAAGCAGCTATGAAACTATCAAGATGCTGACTTTTGTACCTCATTTTGCATTCTTTTTCTGTAATAATCATTAATATCATCTTCAAATAAGTGCGCTAAATATTCACCAACTGCCATAACAGCAGCTACCATACCATCAACTTTCCCCTTGCTTTTACCTTTGTGTATTTTTCTGTTCCCTGCCGGATCAGTCCACAAAACAACATTTGAATTCATCCAACGCAAAACAGGATTACCACCATGATTTATTTCTTTCTCCATTACCAATGCTTCAAGTTCATTTATAGGCGGTGTCATTGAAATATATCCCTGCCTGAATCCTGTTAATTCCAATCCCATTTCTGTAAGTTTCTGACCTACTCCGAATTCGATATAAGCCGTATCAATACCTATGCTTTTTACATCAAAATTACTTAATAAATCATACATTTCCTGTGCTTCTTTATCCATATTGATATTTTCATTGCCCACAACTGATAAAAATCCTTGCTGATACCATGCCTGATAATCAATATCATCCGGATTTCCCTGTAATTTTGATTCTGGGATCCAAAACATACAGTATAAATCAATGGGCTTTTTATCTGTAAATAGACAAATCATGGCATTTATATCCACTCTCTTTGCCAAATCAATACCAACATGACATGGCCGGCCTTTTAAATCTTCTAATTTTATAGGATACTGATTGCATTTCATCCAGTTTTCATCCGATATATAATCAATTTCTGAACTACACCAGATATTTAAGTTCTTAGTTTTAAAATTATTTATTCGTGATGGATTATTTTTAGCATCCAAATATTCATCAGCTAAAAATTTCTTCAATGATGGTATGGCTTTTATCGAAGGGTTAGCTTTCAACCATGACTTTTCGTCTTCCCAATTATCACCCTCATCAAGCGTATAAATTATTACAAATTTATTATCTTGTTGTAAAATACCTTTTAAAATTTTAACACAAACAGCTCTTTCATTATGACACGCCCCTCCTATTGTTGTCCCTGCTGTTGTAATTGTTAATATATGAGGATTTCGCCTAGCTCCCATTGACGATTTCATAACATTCATCATACTATCATCTTTATGAGCATGATATTCATCATTTATACCAGCATGACAATTCAATCCATCCTGAGTATTTGAATCACTTCCAAGTGGTTTCCAAAAACTAAAAGTGGATTCATTGAATATTGATTTTGTATAGCAGGTAATAGATTCTTGTAGAAGAGGTGAAATTTTAATCATATTCTTTGCATCTGTAAATACAAGCCTTGCCTGGTCTTCTTTAGTGGCAAATGAATAAACTTCAGCTGCATTTTCTCCGTCAGCATCTAAAAAATATATCCCATTACCTGCAGCAAAAGCAGATTTCCCGTTTTTTCTCGCAACTTCAATATAAGAATAATTAAATCTCCTGGGATCATCAGAACTTTTTCTCTTTCCTTGTTGAATCTTCCATCCGAAAATATTCCAATTAACAAACATCTGCCAGGGCTGTAGTTCAAAAGTCCTGCCCGCAAACTCACCTTTATAATGCCTTAAAAATGAAAAAAACCGAATACTCTTTTCGGCTGCTTCTGCATCATGATAAATTCCCCTGTCTTTTCCTGTTCTTAAATCTTCCAAATAACGCTTAATAGATAATTTAGTCAATTCACAGGAAGGAATTTTACCAGATAAAATATCATCACAATATTTATGAACTATTCCCCGAATGCTTAAATTGTTCATAAGGATTTTTAGGCTTATTCTGATTGATAATTGCTGCCATTTTGATAAATGAACTTGGCGTCATTCCAAATTCTACACAAAGAGATTTTATATTTTTGAAAGCATTCTCTGCTATCTTCCGATTAGGATTGATTTCGGGTTTCATCTTACCAATAACTGAACCTTGTCGATTTACTAACTTCATTGATTTTATATATAATGAAATTTCAGAAACAAGAATCACAAATGTTTCAACATTGAATTCATTAATAACTCCATGATGAAATAGTCTATTGCCTAAATCATTATAAAAATCTTTCCCCTCTTTTGTCAGATAATCTGGAGGTTCCGGTAAAAAATCTAAAGGAGCTAATTCAGTGTCTCCACTCATCCTGCATGGTTGATCTGTCCCACGAAGTTTTTTAACTCCATCACTCAACCTTTTTTTACCACTTCCTGATCTTGCACCTCCTGACATATCTCAAACTTTTGAAATTGCACGAAAAAAAACGAAAG